ATGGTCCGCGAAGAGTTCAAGGTCGAGCCGTATCCCTGGCAGGCCGAGGCGCTCGCCGCGTTTCCGAAGACGAACCGGCTCGCGCTGAAAGCCTGCAAGGGGCCCGGCAAGACGGCGCTGCTCGCCTGGGTCGGGCTGAACTTCCTCGCCACGCGACCAAACCCGCGCATCGGCGCAACGTCGATCACCGAGGGCAACCTGAACGCGAACCTCTGGCCCGAGTTCGCGAAGTGGATGCAGCGGTCGACGTTCTTCACCGAGGCCTTCGCCTGGTCGAAGACGACCATCGTCTCGCGCAAGCACCCCGGCACCTGGTGGATTCAGGCGCGCACCTGGCCGAAGAAAGCGAACGCCGATCAACAGAGCGAGGCGCTCGCCGGCTTGCACGAGGATTACGCCATGTGGCTGCTCGACGAGATCGGCGGCTACCCGCAGGCGATCATGACGACGGCCGAAGCGGTCTTCGCGAGCGGCATCGAGACGAAGGTCGTCGCCGCCGGCAATCCCACGCACACGACCGGCCCGCTCTATCGCGCCTGCACGACCGACCGGCACCTCTGGTATGTCGTGACGATCACCGGCGACCCGGATGATCCGATGCGGTCGCCGAACATCAGTCTCGACTACGCGCGCCAGCAGATCGCCAGCTACGGTCGTGAAAACCCGTGGGTGATGGTGAACGTGCTCGGCCAGTTCCCGCCGGCGAGCATCAACGCGCTGCTCGGCGTCGAGGATGTCGAGGCCGCGATGAAGCGGCACCTACTGAAGCATCAATACGATTTCGCGCAGAAGCGGCTCGGCATTGACGTCGCGCGCTTCGGTGACGACCGCACGATCATCTTCCCGCGCCAGGGCCTCGCCAGCTTCCGCCCGGTGACGATGCGCACGCAGAACACGATGAACATCGCGGCGCGGGTGATGCGCGCGCAAACACAATGGGAAGCTGAGCTCGTGCTCGTCGACGACACGGGCCACTGGGGCCACGGCGTGATTGACGCGCTGAACACCGCGCACTATCCCGCGATCGGCATCAACTACAGCGAGCGCGCGATCGATCCCCGCTACAAGAATCGGCGCGCGGAGATGTGGCTCGAAGGTGCGAAGGCCATCAAGAACGGCGCGGCGCTGCCGAACATGCCCGAAGTGATCGCCGAGTTCACCGAGCCGACCTACACCTACGTCGGCGGCGTGTTCCTGCTCGAAGAGAAGGATCAGATCAAGGCGCGGCTCGGCGTCTCGCCCGACGTCGCCGACGCCTACATGCTCACCTACGCGCTGCCCGATATGCCGGGCGCGATGCGTCAGGCGCTCGGCCAGGCACAGCACGTGCGCACCGGCGACAGCGTCGACCAGGTGCTGCACTCGGGCGCCGGCCGCGCGCTGACAGGTGACGATGTCGACTGATGACGACGAGGAAGGGCCGTATGCGAACATCCGCGACCCGGAGCTGCTCGGGCCGTTCGTCGGGCAGCGGTGCGTCGAGATCACGCAGCACGACCGCGAGGAGTTCCTCGAAGACCACGTGAGCTACATCGCGCTGCACTTTGAGAACGGCTACACTCTGACCTTCGAGATCAACGACGACTGTCACTTCACGATTTCGCCGCCGGAGACGGCCGAAGAGACATGAAGCACCTCGTGCTCGACGTCGTCGTCGAGTCGCCGGCCGAGCAGCTCTCGCTGTTGCTGGCCCTGCAGAAGTGGCTGATGTTTCATCACAAGGCGCAGATCAGTGTGAGGGACGCCGATGATCAAAAAGTCAAAGGGCGGCGGCTACCAGGTGAAAAGCGAGTCGGGAAAGAACCTATCGAAACCGGGGATGAGTCACGCGGCCGCGGTCAAGCGGCTGCAGCAGGTCGAATACTTTAAACACAAGGTGAAGCGGTGAACGACGACATGGGCCGAGAAGCCAAAGCACGCGAAGAGCGCACGCCGATCCAGCGACTCGAAGAGAGTGTCGCCGGCCAGATGGCACACATCGAAGACTTGCTGCGGCAGCACGACGAAGCCAGCGCCGATCGCGAGCGTCGCCTGCGCGCGCAACTGGTGCGGATGCAGGGCCTGGAGCTCACCGGGCACGTGCGCATCTGCGGCGTGAACTTTCCGATCACGCTGCGCTGGACGTTGCCGCCGCAACTGCGGCAGTGATCAGCATTCGCGCGATCACGGAAGACGACCGCCCGGCGATCGTCGAGCTCGCGCTGCCCTTCTGCCTGGCGGAACCGTGGGCCGAGCTCCTGGCCGGCGTCGACCACGCGGCCGCCATTCACCGCCGCCTCGATTTCATCTTCAGCCTGGGCGCCCGCGGTGTGTGCTTCGTCGCCGTCGAGGGCGATCGCTTGGTCGGCTGCCTGGCGCTGGCCGTCGCCGAGCACGATCTGACGGCCTCGCTGATGGCGGACGAGATCGCCTTTTGGGTGCTGCCCGAGCGTCGCGCGAGCTCCGCGGGACACCAGTTATTGCGCTGTGCTTCGGATTGGGCACACTCCCAAGGGGTAAATACCCTTAGAATGTTCGCGCCGATGGGCTCGCGGCTTGGCACCCTTTATGAGCGCAGCGGCTACCTCGCCCTAGAAACGGCATATCTGAAGAGGCTTGCATGAGTTTCTTCACCGGCGGCGGCGGCACGACGGCCCCGCGCGACCCGACGAAGCGCATCGGCGATCAGAGTCGCACGGGCAACATCGGCGGCTACGATGCTGGCGGCAGCACCGGCGCCGGCCGCAAGAATGTGAACAACGCGCCGGTCGTCGGGCAGGCGATGACGCGCGAGGAATACAAGGCGTCACAGATGCCGGCGCCGCCGCCATCGACGGCAGCGGCCGCCTCGCTGGCGCAGGGCGGCGCCAAGTCGGCAGCCGAACGCCAGCGCAAGCGAGCGGCCGCCGGCGAGCAGCTCGTCGCCGGCGCCGGCAAAGCCGGGCCTCTGGCGAACCTCACCCCGAAGACGTTGATCGGAGCCTGACCCGATGCCGAGCTACATCGACGAAGCGACGAAGCGAATGCGCTACGAGGCGCTACGCTCGGAGCTGTGGCGCGAGCGCGCGACGTTCGACGCGCACTGGCAGGAGCTCGCCGACTACATGATGCCGCGGCGCACGCGGTTCTGGGCGGGCGACCGCAACCGCGGCGACAAACGCAACCAGAAGATCATCGACTCGACGGGCCGCTTCGCGGCGCGCACGCTCGCCTCGGGCTTGCACGCCGGCCTCACCTCGCCGGCGCGGCCGTGGATGAAGCTGACGACGCCCGATCCTGACCTGGCCGAGTTCGGCCCGGTGCGCGAGTGGCTGCACGTTGTCACGCTGCGGATGTTGACGATCTTCGCGACGTCGAACCTCTACAACGTGCTGCCGCTGGCATATCTCGACCTGGGCATCTTCGGCACGTCGGCGATGTCGATGATGCAGGACAACCGCGATCTGTTCCGCGCCTTCAGCTACCCGACTGGCAGCTTCGCGCTCGGGATGGATCATCGCGGCATGGTCACGACCTTCGTGCGCGACTACGAGCTCACGGTGCGCCAGGTCGTCGAAGAGTTCGGCGTGCAGGAGAACGGCCGCACGATCGACTGGAGCAACATCAGCGCGACCGTCAAAGACCTATGGGATCACGGCAACTACGAACAGGCGATCGAAGTCACCTGGATCGTGAAACCGAACGAACACGCGAACGCGAACCGCGTCCAGTCGAAATACCTGCCGTGGATCTCGTGTCACTTCGAGACGGGCAGCCGCTCGATGCTCAGCTCGAACACCTCGCTCGATCAACGCAAGTTCCTGCGCGAGTCGGGCTATCGCACCTTTCCGCTGATGTGCCCGCGATGGGACATCACCGGCGAAGACAGCTACGGCACCGACTGCCCCGGCATGACGGCGCTGCCCGACGTGAAGCAGCTCCAACTGATGCAGAAGAAAAAGGGACAACTGATCTCGAAAGCCGTCGACCCGCCGCTCGTCGGGCCGTCGACGCTGCGCACGCAGAAGACGAGCCTACTCGCCGGCGACATCACGTATAACGACTCGCGCGACGGCATGGCCGGCCTGCGCCCGATTCACGAGGTGCGGCTCGAAGGGTTCCAGCACCTGACGGCCGACATGCGCGAGGTGCAATATCGGATTCAGCGCGCGTTCTACGAGGATCTGTTCCTGATGATCGCGTCGAGCGACGAACGCCTCGGCGCGCAGCGGCCGACCGCGCGCGAGATCGACGAGCGTCACGAAGAGAAGCTGCTCGCGCTCGGGCCCGTGCTCGAACGCACGAACGACGAGCTGCTCGACCCGATCGTCGACCGCGCCTTCGATCTCATGGAGACGAACGGCCTGCTGCCGCCGCCGCCCGAGGAGCTCCACGGCGTCAAGCTGAAGGTCGAATACATCAGCATCCTCGCGACGGCGCAGAAGCTGGTCGGCGTCGCCGCACAAGACCGCTTCCTGCAGTCGGTCGGCGCGATGGTCGAGCAAGGCTTCACCGACGTGATGCACAAGGTGAATTCGTTCCGCACCGTCGACAACTACGCCGACATGCTCGGCGTCGACCCGCGAATGGTGCGCAGCGACGAAGAGGCGCAGGCCGACGTCGACAGCGTCCGCCAGCAGCAGGCGGCGGCGCAGGCCGCGGAGACGGCGAAGAACTTCGGCCAGGCCGCGGCCGCCGGCGCGAAGGCGCCGCTTACGGGTGACACCGCACTCGCGCGCATCGTGAACAGCGCGAGCGGCATCCCGGCAGCGTCGGTGCCGTAATGGCCCGCCCGACCGCACTCACGGGCAACGCGGCCGATCCGCGGCTGGTGAAATACGCCGGTAGAAAGGCCAAAGAGCAGCAGCTTCTCTTCGATGAGGCGCTGAAGGCGGCGATGACGCAGCCCGCCGTGCGCCTGGTGATGTGGGAGATCCTCAGCCGCACGGGGATCTACGAGACGATCAACGAAACGAATGCGCAAATTTATTACCTGACGGGCCGGCGGAACTTCGGCCTGGAGCTGCTCGCGGATCTCACGCGCGTCGACGAGAACCTCTATCTAGCGATGGAGACGGAAGCGCGCGCGAGGAAGCGACTGCTCGATCGAGAAAACGCGGCGGTGCAGACCGCGCCCGCTGTGAACAACCAGGGAGACGACCAATGACGACCGCTGCCGCCGGCCAGGGTAACACCGACGCCGCCGCAGAAGCCGCAGCCGCTGCAGCCGCTGCCGCTTCAAAAACTCCTGACCAGATCGCGCAGGAGACGAAAGCCGCTGACGACGCTGCGAAGGCAGCGACCGACGCGGCCGCGAAGAAAGCCACTGACGACGCCGCTGCGAAAGCCGCGGCCGATGCAGAGGCAGCGAAGTCAAAGCCGCCGGCGAAATACGAATTCAAGAAACCGGACGGCAGCGACTACTTCCTCACCGACACTACGCTCAAAGAGTTCGAGGCCAGGGCCCGAGCCAAGGGCTGGAACCAGGAACAGGCGCAGGCGGTGCTCGAAGAGGAGAGCGGTCTTGTCATGGCGCGATCGAATGCCTGGCGAACCGAGACGGAGGCCGATCCCACGTGGGGCGGCGAGAAACTCGCGGAGACGCAGCGTCTCGCGAACCTCGCGCTCGACAAGTTCGCTCCGAAAGACGATCCGATCGGTGCACGGTTCCGCGCTCTGATGCTTCAGGGCGCTGCATTTAACGAGCTCTCAGTCGTCGTGTCACTCGCGCGCCTGGGAAAAATGATGGCGGAAGATACGCCGATTGTCGGCGGCGCCGGCGCAGCGAAGAAGGGTGACGGTAAGAATCCGTCGACGCTCTACGATCACCCCACTTCGATCGCGCTCAATACGGAGTCGACAAAAGGCACGTAGCTCCCGCCTGGGAGAGCTGCTATGCGTTTGTTTTGTTTGATGGCGCTGTGCGTCATCGCCTTGTTTTCGATCGATCTCAGTGCGGCGACGACGGCCGCACAGCACTCGGCTGCCGCCGGTAGTTGGGTGTGGAAGCTCGGGCTCGTCGTCGCCTTCGGCGCGGCGCTTGGGACCGGCAACCTCACAATGGCCGATTGGGCGAAGCGTCTCGACCCGGACGGCAAGATCCCGATGATCGTCGAGCTGCTCGGGCAGACGAACGAGATTCTTACCGACATGGTGTGGCGCGAAGGCAACCTGCCGGTCGGACACCGCACGACGGTGCGCACGGGCCTGCCGACCGTCGCATGGCGTCTGCTCAACCAGGGCATCACGCCGAGCAAGTCGACCACGGCGCAGATTGATGAGCAGTGCGGCATTCTCGAAGCCTGGTCGGAAGTCGACAAGGATCTGCTGTTGCTGAACGGCAACGCGGCTTCGTTCCGACTCTCAGAGGCGAAGGCCTTCATCGAAGCGATGAATCAGGAAATGACGCGCGTGCTCTTCTACGGCAACGGCGGCGTCAACCCCGAACAGTTCACCGGGCTCAGCGTCCGCTACAGCTCCTCGACCGCGGCGAACGGGCAGAACGTCATCAAGGCCGGCGGCGCGGGTGCGGACAACGCGAGCATCTGGCTGATTTGTTGGGATGAAGAGACGGTCACGGGCATCTTCCCGAAGGGCTCGAAGGCCGGCCTCATTCACGAAGA